CTCCCCATACCAGAAATCCCAAGGATAAAAACTGGCATACAGAAATTTCAATATTCATCATAGTAGTTAAAATTACACCTACAATGATCTTCACTTCGCATAGTATTTCGTCTCAATAAATCATCTATAGAAGGAAATTCCATATTGAACATGACATTTCCAACCTTCTTCAAATACTTAGTAAATTTTTCCGGATTATCAGAATAACGTTTCATCATAATATTATGTATATCTGACTCTTGATCTCCTGTAACTATCGCCATATCATGTAAAGAGTCAAACATAAAACTACAAAAAGAATACGCGACAAGATTAGTTCCCATAGTATCCCAGGCCATTCCGATCAATCGGATCATACTATCATAAATATCTAGATCCAGATCCTTAGAGAAAATACATCTGAAATATACTGCACGAGTAGGTCTAAATGCAACAATTGTCTTTTTCCCTCCAATTTCAAAATTAATTAAATAACGCTTGAGAAACTTTGGTCCATATTTTACGATCTCCCCATAACGCTGATCCACCTCTGTAAGCAAATATGTATATTCCTTAATAGTAGATGCTTTCTGTTCCATATAAAAGCACTCTTTCATATAATTTCCGTATCCCACTCCATTAATCCACTTAACGAGCGATTCGGGAACACACATTAAATAATCATCACCATAAACAGCAATCATCAAGTCATAATTACGTAAAGACTCTTGAATATCAGTAATTATATCCATATAGGCATCAAATTTAACCATCGCATTACGAGTTTTACAACCTTGCGCAAGAGCTTTAATTCGTCGTTCAACACTTCTTATATAAGTAAACCACAAGATTGTCTGTATCCAACTATCGCCATGACTAGTGTTAAAATCACCACTAGGCATAACCCCTATTATCATTCTCCACTCCCCATTAACAAATCTTACAACTTTAGCAACAAGTTGTGAAGTACAATATTCTACGATATATTGGAACAACTTATATTTATTATCTCCTTCCTCATAATAAAGTAGGGTAGTCATATTATAAATCATCAATTCATGAGCCAGTATGCTTAAATCATACTTACTCCAATCTCCTTCATACCACCTAAACTTTCTATGAGTTTTATTTCCATTCATCGTATCATAAAATTTAGCCGCTCCTCCATCTAGCCATTTCATTCCGACTTGTATATATCTACCCCTTTCAAACATCATTCTACTTTTCTGTGTTATAAAATCCAACACATATTTAACAGCGTTAGGAATAAAGAAAATACGCATCTTAGTTTTCATAGCCTCCCGAGCAGAAAAAGTCATATCCATGTCATCCCAAATAGTAAATAACTCCACTTTGGGAGACAGCTTCCACAAAATATCTTCAATATTCTTATGATCTGGTACTTTTCCAACTTTCTTTATATGAGCCACAGCCTCGACTAATATTCTATGCACAGTTTTCTGAATAGCTTCCTGAAACAATGGTTTTGTCCCACTAGATAAATAAACTACCTCATAATCCTTACATTTCTCCTTATGGGTTTCAGCAAAAAGCAGTCCCGCATCTTTATTTGGCAACTTGACCGCATCGCCACTAAACACATTTATTCGAACGGGTATAGGAAAATCTTCTTTATCCAAGTCTCTATTCAATTTAAAAAACCTAACCATGCCATAATAGAAGTCTGCAGTATGCAACTTCTTTAAATTCGGCTTAGTTTTCTCTCTGAACATCTTTCCCAAGCTAGCACCTAAATTTTCTTCCATTCGTTCAGACGACTTAACGTTGTAAGGTCCAAAATTATCTCCACCTACACAAACATTATAAGCAGATAATCCCCTAATTAAAGAATGTTCAAGAGTAGGAACCCCATCAAACTGATTCTTATACATGTCCATTCCTAGCATACTGGTCTGCCATACCTGAGTAAAATCAGTTTTAGAGGAAAAGAAATTTCGATCCCATTCTTTCAATAACCAACATATTTCATTAGGAGCTTTAGTAATTCCTTCACTGCTAATTGACCAATGAAAGTACTTTTTAGATTCCAATTCAACTTTAAAAACTCCCGGAGCACTAGCTAATAACATATTCAATATTTGTGGTGCTTTATTATGTTTTTTCTTTACCAAATAGCCAGTCTTCCCCTCTCCTATCAATAAATAATAATTATTTGCCCAGCTCAGCAACTTTAGCTGGGCAAGGAGCGGGTGATCAATGTACTGGGCACAATGCAGTCCTCCTCCATACCGAGTCAAATTAATAAACACAAACCCTGGACAATCCCTCGCAGTCTCTATCAAATTATCTACCATAGTAGACGGATCTTTATCTATAAAAAATTTTATGCGGTTAACTATCCAACGAATAACTTTATAAGGCTCTTCGACTGGTAACGTATGGACTAGCTTCTGAACCCGCCCTATTATGTATTCTTCTTCACGTAATGAAATTTTTGAGACGGTAAAGCTGCACTCAGTTATCACTGATCACAACGAG